TTTTCTAGTGTCATTTTTTCTTTTGGGACTCAACTATTTAATTTGCAACAGCCCCATATTCATTTGTGTTAATTCAATCATTAACTTCTTCTATACAGCATTGAATTTAGCATAACCTTTTCCAAATGGAATATCGGCTAATGATTCAACTTTTGCTGCTTCACATATATGAATAGTTAACATAGTTTCAATATCATCTATCAAATCTATAATTACAGTCTTATATGTGTGTTTTTCATTTTTCAATGCTTCAATAACTTCTGCAAATTCTGCAAATGTTTTAATTGCCACAGATGGAGTATTAACTTTTGTTGCATTCCCATCTGTATTAATTATTATTGGACTATCAAATTCTCTTGCTAAATAAGTTTTTCCTGACATTGATTCGCCCCATATTAAGAAGCTTTTTGGTGTAATGTCTGCCACCTTTGGTTCATTTGCTGGTAATTTAATCATTTTATATCCTCCTTATAATCCTAGTGCAGCAAGTGCTGACTTTTTACTATTATCTATATTTGTATTACTTATTGTTTCTTCTTTAATTTCTTCCACTACATTTTTATCTGCTCTAACTGTGATTTTTACATAGCCTTTTTTGTTACTGATTTTTGTATATTTGTCATAAATTTCTGGTAGTTCTTCTTTTAATTTTTTAGAATCAATTGCTTTAGTTGTTGTAGGATTTACTTTTGTAATCATAAGATTATTTGTAACTATTGTTTTAACTCCTACATTATCCATTAATCCATACAATATTTCTCTTTGAGTTTTAGCTTCTTTTTCCATATCATTCAGTCTAGTTAACTCTTTTTCCAGAACTGATAATTTATTTATAGTGTTGTTATATTCAACCAATTTATCATTGAAATAAAACTCTTCTTCTGTCATATTAGGGTTTTCTTTTAATCTTTCTATATCATTCCAAAATTTTTCTGCTTTAGATAATATTTGTTGTATCAATTTATCATCTCTTTTTATTTCCATCACAGATATTCTTTCTGGATCAAATTCTTGATTGAAGTAATCATCTGTGTATTGTGTTTCATAATTTAGCCCACTCCAAAAGTTCTCTGGTCTTTTGTATTGAACTAAATACCCTTTTTCAACATTGAATTGAAACATATACATTTGCATTTGTAATATATAATCATATACATCTTCATATGTTGTTTTGTCTCCAGAGTTAGTCTTAATTTCTAGTAATATTCCTGCTTCTTTATCTAATCCATCACAATTAGATCTAAGTCTTAACTCTTCGTTAATGTTTGTATTTTCTTTGAATTTAAGTTCATAAATACTATTGATATAATCTCTTATTTGTGGTTCTAACAATTGGCCATATCTAGTGTATTCATTTCCTTTAAAAGCAGCTGGAATTACTCCTGCTTTTTCTCTAGCTAATGTAAAGCAATCTTTGAAAGGACTTACATTAAATAAAGCTGGTAAATCACTTCCACCAAGATATTTATTTCTGTTTTCTGTCACATTCTCTCCTGGAGTATGTGATATTAATTTTTCTTGTTCCATTCATATCCTCCTAAATCTTCTAAACTTAATAACTTATCTACAAAGTCTTTTTTGTCATCTAACCTTGTATAAACCTTTTCTTCTATTGTCCCTAGTCCAATGTACTTATAAACTGTTACTTTGTTTTTTTGACCTATCCTATAAGCTCTACCAATGGCTTGCTCATAGTCTTGATAACTCCAAGTAGGACTAAAAAATATTATTTCTGAATTATATTGAAGCTCTATACCTGCTCCTCCTGCTTGAATCTGCACAAGAGTAGTTTTGTTTTTTAGATTTTTAAAATTTTCAAACTTAGGCATTTTACTTAGTGAGCCACTCACTTCATAATCTACTTTTATTAATTTTTTTATAGCTTCAGCTTCTTTTTTAAAGTTATAGAAAATTAAGATATTACTATCTGTTGATTCTCTAAATTCTTTTAAATATTCTAGTTTTTCATTAAAGCCAGCATACTGTCTAAGTCCAGCTATAAATTTTGAAGAGCTATCATATAATTCATCTCCTAAAACTCTATCTTTTTTTATAGTGATATATTCATCTCCTGCTGCAAAATATTTTTCTTCAAATACTAAATCTGGTAAATCTAAACAGTCATTTTTATTAAGTGCTACACTACTTATAGCCTTCCAGCATTTATCAATGTATTCTGTATTCTTCCAAGCTACTATTTCATAAAATCCCATGTAGTTCATTTTTTTTATTGTGTTAGCTTTTTCATAACTATATCCACTAGCATATATTCCAAATATAGCCATATAATTTCCAAGGTCTTGGTATCCATTACTAGCTGGGGTAGCACTTAGTAGACAAAAGCCATAACAAGTTTTACAAAGTTTTAAAGCTAATTTACTTCTTTGAGACTTTTTATAATTTTTAATATAATGACATTCATCAAATATTAAATAAGTATTCTTGTCTCCAGTGACATGCTTTAATCTACCATAACTAATAACTTCATAATCTATATTTGTTCCATAGTATTTGTTGAAACTATTAACTTCTCTATCCCATCCACCTTCTTTAACTTTTTGAGCAGGTGCAACTATAACTAATCTTTTATCTTTTGCATATTTAAAATAATGATGTATAGATAAAATAGTCTTTCCTGTCCCTGTTCCAAGTGGATAGATATAGTTTTTTAAACTCTTATCTAATAAGTCTTTTTGATATTGATACAGCATCATAGTAATCCACCATCTTTTAATATTTGCCAAAACTCTTTCATATTGTGTGCTACTCCTACTAGTCCACCACTATCTTTTATTTTTTGTATTTGAGCTTTTTGTAATTCAGAAACAATTCCACCATCGCTTCTTTTAACTTCTATTGCTATAAATCTTCCATTTATACAAGCTATAATGTCAGGTACTCCAACCTTTTGAAATGGTCCACCATGCACTTTAAAGTACCAATAGTTATGTTGTTTTAACCATTTTTTAATTTGATTTTCTACTTGCTTTTCTAACATCTAATCTCCTTTATATGGTATAGTTCCGTAAGTTTTTAATAGGTATAGTTAATGGCTCACCTGTTAGAACATTTGATAAAACAGCAATATCTCCATCTTCTAATACCAATTCATAGTAATGTCCATCTATTAAAAACATAAATTCCTCCTAAAATTTACTCAATAGTTGCATTAATAGTTCTGCTAATCTAATTCTTTCACTTATTTTTGTGCTGCTCTTAAAATCTTCTAAAAGAGTTTCCATCATTTCTTCTACTATTTCTATTTTGTCATCAGATTTATTTATAGCTGGTGTTTTAAGAACTACCCAACCTTTATCTGTTTCTTTAATCCAACCATTTTTTCTAAATCTAGCAACACATCTTTTAATAGCTTCATAATCTTCATTCAGATGTTCAGCAATTTGTTTCCTTGTCTTGTTGGGATATTCCCTTAAACATTCCAATACATCCCATCTATTTATCATTATTTTTCACCTTATCTTTTTCCAAATCTTCTAAAATAGTTGTCCAAATCTTACCATCACAACTTATAAAACTTCTTAAACATATAAATTTAGTACCTTTATGTATTTCTATATGCTTAAATTCATAATCAATGGAAACTCCATAATCTTCTACAACCTTATTAAGTTGTAGAGTGTAGATATGCTTTAATATTTCTGCATTACCTTCTACATCTTTGCTATCCTTAAAATAAACTGTAACTTCTTTGTTATCTATCCAAATTCTGTCTGCCTCTTCTTGCATAACTTCCAGTATCTTATCTATAAATTTTGTTTTTAACATATTTCCTCCTTGATATTTTTTATCTTTTAGTGTAAAATCAAGGGTAAGTAGAGTATACCTACCCTATTTTTTTGTTAACATCTGATTTGCTTTGGTCGGCTGGTTCAGATGTTTTTCTTTTATTTATCATCAGTATTGCTGCTAAAACTATTGCTAATTTCTTCATAACTCTTCTCCCTTATGTTTATCAAACCATTCAGGAAGTTTTTCTTTTATCACAAGATGTTTCACTCCTATTTTTATATAAGGAAAATCAGAATATTCTCTTGCTATTTGTTTCAACTTTGCTAAGCCAATTCCTGTAATTTTAGCTGTTTCTGGCATTGTTAACATCATTTTTTCTTCCATAACTTCACCTCCTACATCCAGCTTTCTAATTTTTTGAAAGGATAATTGATAACTATCCATATAACTTTAACTACCCACTTAACTTTAAATTTTAAATAGTTAAAAAATGTTACCTTTTTAAATTTCATTATTATCCTCCATTCTTTGATATGCTTCCATCACTGCTACTACATCTTTTAATTTTGCAGTAGCAGGAAATGGTATTATTTTTATTAATCTTAAAAATTCATTTCTATGTACTCCCATTTTTATATCCTCCTTATCTCATACTCTTATATAATTTTTCCAAGTTTACTAACGCTACATCCAACTTTGGATGATTGCTATTTACTATTTTTTCTTTTGTTTCTGTGTACCATTGTTTAGCTTTTTGTCTATTAAGGTAATAGCTTGGATCTATCCCTAGTAAATCTAGTTTAGCTTTACCTTCAAGTTCTGCAAGTCCAAATATTAATCTTGTTTCTTCTGATATAAAATATAAATCTTTCATTTCTTCTCTCCTTTTGTGTTATAATCTAATTAAAAATTATTTTAGAAAGGAAAATTGTTATGAAAATAGAGTTAATATTAAGTATCATTGGTGTCATAACAGGTTCATTAGCTTTAGCTATTGATTTTTTTAATTACAAATTTTATTTGCCAAAATTAATTATTAAACCTTTAAGAAATTCTTATATAATAAAATCTGAAGATATTCCAAATCTTACATTTAAAACTACTAAAATAGCTGTTGTTTCAGTTAAAATTAGCAATTCTTCTGCCCATCCAATTACTATTGATGAAGTTTATGTTGAAGGAGCTTCAAAGAATAAACATTATAATGATTTAAAGTTTCAAATTCCTAGAGTTCTTACAGATGAAGTTAATAGAATTGAAACTTATATCTCACCAGAAAAAATTGCTATCATTCCATTAAGAATTGAACCTTTTGATACTCAATATGCTAGTTTTCGTTTTCCTTTTTTTAATAATACTAACCCTTCTTTTAAACTTGTTTTAGTAACTCCAAGAAAGAATTATTTTGTGAAGGTAAAGTTATTAGAATACCATGAACTAATTCTGTCTTCTCATCATAAACATCAAGAAGAATAGTTATTTTTTTTATTTTTTGCTTTTCATTTATAAATTTTTTATTGATAATTTCTATTATTTCTTCCATACTCCTCCTTTCTTTTTTGTTAATAGCAATTTTTATTGTTTTGTGTTAAAATAAAACCAAGCCTTTCATGGCAAAATTGGAGGTGGTCTTTCTTGAAAGCCCTTTTGATTATGCCAGTTCTTTTTGAAATTGAATAACAACCGTACAAGTCGGGTATAAATGGACACTGTTATTCTTTTTCCTTATCAGCTATTGGCTTTAAATTAGCAGAACTAAAACTGCTTAAGTGATAGGACATTCCATAGAAAGAATTGCCCTAAGAAATTCTAAGAAAAATTAATTTTAGATTTGAAAACCAGTTCTCTGTGCTAGTAAAGGTAAAATTAATTTAACTTTGCAAAATGTAAAAAGTTAAAAAATTTAGATGAGGACTATCAAAGCTTAGGGATTTGATGGTCTTTATTAATTTTTAATTAACTTATCTTTCTTAATATCCTATCGCCTAAGTAGTTTTAGCTCATAACACAAGAATTAATTATTTTTGTGTATTATAATCACATAATTAATTAAAAAAATTTTCTTTCTTTTTCATCTAATTTTAACAACTCTACTATTTTCTCGATTTCACTCCACTTAAATTCATTTTTACCATTTAATTTTAAACTGAATCCATATGTTGATAATTTTAATTGTTTTGCTATAAAATCTAATCTAAATCCTTTTTCTTTAATTGTTTCTTTTAAAACATTTAATTTCAAAAAAATCACCCCTTTCTTATGTGTTTTTAAATCACATTTTTATAATATCATCTCTGTGCATAAAAGTCAACATTTTTTTAAAAATAATTTTAAATATATTGACTTTAAATCACAAAAGTTATATAATCTTTTTAAAAATAAAGGAGGAATAAGTTATGATAAATAAAAAATTGTCTGAAAAAATTCGTTCAAGAAGAAAAGAATTAAAAATGTCACAAGAAGAATTAGCTTCATTGGTTGGATATACAGACAGAAGTATCATATCAAGAATAGAAAAAGGACTTATAGATTTAACTGAAAGTAAAATAATGGCTATTGCAAAAGCCTTAAATGTCACTCCTGAAATTTTAGTTGGTTGGGAAAATAAAAAAGAAGAAAAATCAAATTTTAATATAATAGATACTATAAATACTGATTATATGATGGTCCCTCTATACGAAAGTATCTCAGCAGGATATGGAGCTTCTGATGTAGATTTTATAGAAATGATACCTGTTTTTGGATTAAAGAAAAATGGGACAACTTACTTTGCAGTTAAGGTAGCTGGAGATAGTATGGAACCTAAGATTCCAAACGGTAGTACAATAATCATAAAGAAGGATATAGCTATAGAAAATGGAGAAATAGGGGCTTTTTGTTTAAATGATGAAAATTTTGTTAAACAAAAAAAGACTATAAAAGATAGATTAATTCTACATTCTTTCAATTTAGCTTATGATGATAAGGTTGTAAATGAATTTGATGATTTTAAAGAATATGGTAAAGTCGTTAAAGTAATGATTGACTTATAAAATTAAAAAAAGGAGAGAATTAAAATGGCAAGAAAGGCTGTATCAGAAAAAATTCAAACGGATATTCTTTGTAAATGTCGGAGAAGATGTGCTTTATGTTTTGGCTTAGATAGTGATTTTTCTGAAAAAAAAGGTCAAATTGCTCACATTGACAGAGATAATACTAATAATAACGAAGAAAATTTAGTATATTTATGTCTAGATCATCATAATTTATATGATAGTAAATTTAAACAAACAAAAAACTTCACACAATTGGAGGTAAAAACTTACAAAGAAAAACTTGAAAATTATATTGAATGTCAAAAAAATGAGAATACTAAATATGTTGATGAAGATTATAAATTATTTTTTGATTTAAAAAAATTTTTTATAGACAGTGGTGTTTTAACAAAATTTAAAAATTTTATTTTTTCAACTTCTTATTATCTCGAAGATTTTGAAATTTCAGAAGGCTTGCATGGAAGTGATTTAATTAATGATTATGAAAATCAATATCCTGAGGTAAATTTTAAAGACTCTCATTTGAAAGAACATTTTAATATATTTAAAGAAAATTATTATGCTGCTGAAAGTTTACTTTCTTATAAATATCAAAATTATAACAATGATGCTAGTCGTATGGTTTATAATATTCATTACACACATGAAGAAAAATTAAATCACATAGAAGAATTTGATAATTATAGAATTAATATTCTAGAAAGTTTTAAAAAAATAATGGATTATTTTAATGAAAATTAAAAAATAGATAAGATTAAAAAGGAACTACATACATTTTAAAGATAAATAGGGAGAGTAAAGAAAAAAATACAAGAATAACTTAATTCGTTATTTTCTTAAAAAATGAACTATGAAAAAATAAGAACATTATTTTCTTAAAAAATGAACTATGAAAAAATAAGAACATTATTTTCTTAAAAAATGAACTATGAAAAGGAGTTTTTGAAATGACATCTATATTTAAAAATGTTCCAGAACCATTTGAACCAAAGCTATTACCTTTTGATTTAAAAGATATCATAACAGATATAGAAATAATAAATTTAATGACGGAGGCTAGTAATTTGTTGGGAGAATATAAAGGATTTTTAATCTCAACACCAAATCCAATGTTATTAATTTCACCATTGCTAGCTCAAGAAGCTGTTATTTCATCAAAACTAGAAGGAACTCATGCTACATTGGAAGATTTTTTAAATTTTGAAGCTGGAGTAAAAACTGAAATTCAAAAAGATGAATTAAAGGAAATATCGAATTATAGAGAAGCTCTGTATTTTGCTTTAGAGAGAATGATTACACTAGATGAAATTGATGCTCAAGAATTTGATAATAAATTACCTTTGATATCTCGTTTAATAAAAGAAATGCATAAAATACTTTTAAATAATGTTAGAGGAAAAACTAAAAATCCTGGTGAATTTAAAAGATTTCAAAATTATATCGGAGGAAGTGAAGGAATTTCTTATACTCCTGTAAGCCCTTCTAAGACCGAACAGTATATGAAAAATTTAGAAGATTATATACATTTAGAAGAAAAGTTAATTTTAATTCAATCAGCAATAATCCATGCTCAATTTGAGATGATACATCCTTTTGAAGATGGTAATGGTAGAATAGGAAGACTTTTAATCCCTCTGTTTTTTTACTATAAAAATTATTTGCCTTTTCCCACATTTTATATGAGCTCATATTTTGAAAAAAATAAATCGATGTATTTAGAGAAATTAGAAGGAATTTCAAAAAATAATGACTGGAAAAGTTGGATAGAGTATTATTTAAAAGGAATATGTGAACAAGCTAAACTTAACACAAAAAAAGCTTTTCTTTTAAGAAAAGAATACTTAGAAATGAAAGAACTTATTTTAAAAAGTATTTCATCTAAATTTATAATTTATTTTTTAGATTTTATATTTATTAAACCTATTTTCCAAAGTACACATGTAGGAGAATATTTTCAAAGTAAAGGAATAAAAATAGGGAAAACTACAGTTCAAAAATTATTGGGAGAATTAGTTGAACTAAAAATTTTAAATACATCTGATAATAAACGTAATAAGATTTATTATTGTCCTTCAATATTACTAAATACAGGAAAATAAAAAAAATACCCCAGCAGTGATATTCGCAATATCACTATAGGGGCTAAAAGAGTGTGTTCTCTTTTGCTTCGTAAGTAGATTATAACACACTCTATTTAAGTACGTCAAATTGAAAGGAATGTGATTTTTTTAATGGCAGGAAGAAAAGCAAATGGAGAAGGAACTATTTCTGTTGTTACTAGAAATGCTAAACCTTACTACAAAGCTAATGTTACTGTTGGATGGGATAGCGAGGGTAAACAGATTAGAAAAAGTTTTGGTAGCTATAAAAAATCTGTTGTATTAGATAAAATGAATACAGCTAAATATCAAGCTAAAACTAATTCTCTTTCAAATTCTGATATCACTTTTGGTAAGTTATTTGAAAATTGGATCTTTAATTTTAAAAAGATAGATGTTAGTCCTAATACTTTTTATGAATACGAGGCTAGTTATAGATTAAGAATTATCCCATATTCTATTGCCAGAAAAAAAGCTAGTCAAATAACATTAAATGATTTACAAAAATATTTTAATGAGCTTCAGGAAAATTTTACAATAAACACTATTAAGAAAACTTATATCCAGATCCATTCTTGTATAAAATTCGCTTTAATACAAGGAATAATGATGAAAGACTTTTGTCCTGGAGTAACTTTACAAAAATTAGTAAAAAAAGAAAATGTAAATGTTTTTTCTAAGGAAGAACAAGAATTAGTTATTAAAAATCTTGATACAAGGAATATAGTTGATGCACTAATTTACTTAACATTTTAGGCTTGGAGAAGTTTTAGGGCTACAATGGAGTGATATAAATGGGAATATGATTAGCATTACAAGACAGTATAGAAGAAATGTAGAAGTAGAAAAAGTAAATGATAGGAAATTAACGTATAAATTTAAAGAATTAAAAACAAAAAATAGTGCAAGAGAAATTCCCTTACCAGATAAAGTTTTAAAAATGTTAGAAAATTTACCCAAGGATCATGATTTAATTTTTTCTGATAATGGAAAACCTATTGAGCCAAAAAGACCTCAAAGAAGAATTACTGCTCTTTGTAAAAAATTAAATATTCCTCATAGAAGTTTCCACTCGATAAGACACAGTTACGCAACTAGATTATTTGAGTTAGAAATTCCTATCAAAACTGTCCAGGTGTTGCTAGGACATTCTGACATAGCAACTACCATGGATATTTATACCCATGTTATGAAAGAAAAGAAATTAGAGGTATTAGACAAGTTAAATAACCTATAAAAAAATAAGAGATTCTTAATTGAATCTCTTTTAACTTTGTCTGTTGTAATTTTTATATTTTATCAAATTTTATAAAAGTTTATTAATCTTTCAACAGTTTCAACTTATGATTTTAAGTAGCTTTAAAACTTTATAAAATTTTATTAATTTATATGGTGCCTAGGAATGGATTTGAACCATCGACCGTACGGGTATGAACCGTATGCTCTAGCCAACTGAGCTACCTAGGCATAATGGTGGAGATAAGCGGGATCGAACCGCTGACCTACGCAGTGCAAGTGCGTCGCTCTCCCAAACTGAGCTATAT